TTCAAGACGTTCAAGAAAAGGATTTACTACCACAAATAAATCAAAATTGCTCGCTTGTAGTTTGTTGAAGACGGCAATTGAATCGGACAATATGAAAATAAGAAGTAGACCGTTAATATCTGAACTAAAAAACTTTGTAGCAATTGGTAATAGTTATGCTGCAAAAATTGGTGAAAAGGATGATTTGGTATCAGCAGCATTGTTAAACGTGCGAGTAGCAGATCAAGTGAAGCGTCACAATGAAAAGGTGATGGGTGTTATGAATCAAGGCATTGAAGGATTTCTGGAAGACTGGCAACTTCCAATGCCAATGACTTTCTTGTAGGATTTAATAAATAGAGACATGAATACTAAAACTATAACAAATGAGCTTTTTAAAATCCTTAAAGGATTTGGATATAAGATCCGTTTATTTAAAGATGACGGAACAACTACTATCGCATCTGAAGAAGCAACACGATTCTTTGTTGACAACTTACGGGTGATGATAACTGCAGACCGAGCAGAAGATAAGATAAGAATTGGTACGAGCAATACGACCAAAGTTGATGAACTTAAACCGTTAATCAACACTATTCGATCTTTGTCCGTCAAAGCAGGTGTTGATTTTGAAATTCGCCAGTTCGGGAAATCGCTCACACCGAAAGATTTCGCTCACCAAACAGTTGCGGAAGCATTTTCACCAATGTCAGGAACCCTGAAGCGATCGTATCAGAGTAATGCACCACGAGCCAGAATCAAAGTAGTTCACGAGAAAGCAGTTGACGAAGAGAAGCGTGGCGCACGAAGCAGAAACATCAAGAGTATTTTCATCGAGACGGCTTCAGGCGAACGATTTGCGATGCCTACCAATTCAATCCATGGTGCTCGTGCGATGTGTAATCATATATCACTAGAAGGTTCGATGTATGACGACATTGGTGAGCAAATTGTAGAAGTTTGCAGCGAGTTGCCAACTCTCAAAAAGACAAGACACTTTGCCAAGCAAAACGGAATGTCTGAACAAATGATTAGTATGATAGAATCGCGCATGAAGTATGCTAATAGTACGTTGCGCAGCATGCAATCGCCTCGCGGTTACATGAAGACAAAAGATATTATAAAGACGTTACCAGCCGAATGCTCCAACTGTAATAACATTACGGAAGAGTTCGGTAAATTAGAACAAACCACAGAACTCGAGGAGATGGTTACAATGGTCAAAAGAATAAGAGCACTAGAAGATTCAAAAAAGGCTTACGGCGATGACGCGCTAAGTGAAAAGAAAGACAAAGGTCCTTCAGCAGACATGATGACATTAGCTCAACAAGCTGAATTCACCCCAATGTCCAAGAACCAGCGAGACTATACAGCGGCAACGTTGAAGTTTACAGATGCGAGAGCTGAAGTGGCGTACAAGTTAAGCGAATTGAATGCTCGAGTTAAAGATACGTATTTGAGCGATTATCTAGGTACATTGGCATATAAACTATCATCTGATGCAAACGTAACTACAGACGAAGTAAAAATTGTCAGTGCATTGTTAAAGCGTGCTAAAGAGCAAAATGCATTTGGAATGGATCACTTACCGCAAGAAGAACCTGAACAGTTTGATGATGAATCATTTCCGGATGAAGCTGAACTTCCAGAATCGAAAGTTTTCGAAGGTACCATAAAGGCAGCAGCCGGATACCGAGTGAGAGGAACGGGTCGATTGGATACAGTATTAAAGCGAGCAGTTAAGGCTGGTATATTAGAATCATCGTATGTGATACCAGTTAAGGGAAAGTTGATTGAATCAATGAACAATCCTAACAAGGTTACGTTGCGTGATGTTGTTAAAGTTCGAGGTACATTTGACTCAAAAAAGCTCGATGAGGCTGTATCATTAAATCGTTCAGCGATTAGATCAGCCTCTGATACAATTTTTGGAAATAATGATGGTAAGACGTCTATATGGCGCAAGATAGCAGACGCTTTGTTTATTCGTGCAAAAGCGCTGCGTATGGGTACGCGTCAAGGATTTGAATTATTATTCGATGCTGGACTAGATTCTGAACAGACTAATGAAATTCGCAGAATGGCACATCGAGTTATTGGTGGTGCTTTGAAGCAGAAAGGTATTGACGCTCGAAAAGATCGCGGAACATTTATCGGATGGACTCTTCCACTTGATTTTAATCTGGACAAAGAGGAACTCGTAAAGCTACAGAAAGAGATGGAATCAAACTTGTCATTCAAGTTCGGGGATGTTGAGGAATCAGTAGACGTTCGTGGACATGAAGTGTCAGACGAACAGACCGCTCATGAATTTGAACGTAAGTATAAATCGACAACTAAGCCAACGAAACTATCACGCAATAAACCTAAAGCATTTGATGAAGCAGCTGATGACGCAAATAAGGAACGATAGCGAGTGTAACCTACCGGATGGTCTATCCGCAACAGATGATTAAATAATAGAGAATAACCAGTTGACTTTGAAAAAAGTCACTGTAAACTATACTAAAGTGGATAGAGAATATCCACTCGAGTATGAACGGCATCGAATGATGTCGAGATACCATCGTTATGTCTGAATAATTTGGACATAATAGTCGATTTACAATGCATGAAGCGTTGAATCGTCCATGAAACCTTAGGAGAACTAAACCATGGCAACACTAGCAGAACTACGCGCAAAACTACAAGCACAAGACACCTCGCAAAACAGCAAATCCAATACAAAATCAGCAGACTTAACATATCGCTTTTGGGACAATGACAAAGACACTACAAGTGTGTTAAGATTCTTGCCTGACAGTGATACGTCAAATGATTTTTTCTGGGTAGAACGTCAAATGATTAACATGACCTTTCCAGGTGTAAAGGGTGGCAATCAATCCAAAGAAGTATTCCTTCAAGTTCCTTGTGTGGAAATGTGGGAAGGAATGTCTTGCCCAATCCATGCAATGCTGCGACCAATGTTCAAAGATCCATCTTTAGAAAAACTGGCCCGACAGTATTGGAAGAAACGATCATTCATTTTTCAAGGTTTTGTCGTAGAAGATCCATCAAATAGCGAAAAGCCAGAGAATCCAATCCGTAAATTTAATATCAACCCATCTATCTTTAAACTAATTAAAGCAGCTTTGATGGATCCTGATATGGAGTCTTTGCCAACTGATTTTACGTCAGGTACTGATTTCCGTTTGATCAAGGGTGTGAATGGCCAGTGGGCAAACTACGATACATCATCGTATGCGCGCCGTGAACGTACGTTGTCAGAAGAAGAAATGGCTGCCATCGAGCAGTATGGTCTTAATGACTTGAAAGAATGGTTACCACCAAAGCCAACTGCTGCACACATGAATGCTATCGAAGAAATGTTCGAAGCGAGCATGAACGGCGAATTGTATGATCTAGAGCGTTGGGGACATTACTACCGTCCATTTGGTATGGATGCACCAACAGGGTCGGCACCTGCACAAACACCGGCTACAGCAACAGCTGCAGCCGTTGAACAACCAGCTCCAGTAGCTGAAACAGCTCCAGCAGTTAAGAATGTTCCGACTGCAGCAGAACCTGCAGCTGAGCCAGAAATGCCTATGCCAGCAAGTGGCACGGAACCTAAGAAGTCTACTCAAGATATTCTCAATATGTTGAAAAATCGCGGTTAATTGATAGTTGATAGCTGGGGTCATTTATGGCCCCAGTACATTTCTTAGGAGAATAAAATGGCAAGAGCTTTTGATGTATCAAAATTCCAGAAATCGATTACAAAATCGATTGAAGGATTGAGTGTTGGATTTACGGATCCGACAGATTGGGTATCGACTGGGAGTTACGCTCTTAACTATCTGATCAGTGGTGACTTCCGTAAGGGAGTGCCGTTAGGTAAAGTATCAGTGTTCGCAGGTGAATCTGGTGCTGGTAAATCGTATATCGTTTCTGGTAATATTATAAAAAGTGCACAAGATCAAGACATTTTTGTAATACTTGTAGATTCAGAAAACGCATTGGACGAAGCATGGTTGAAAGCACTAAAAGTTGACACGAGTCCGGATAAGCTATTGAAGCTGTCTATGGCTATGGTTGATGATGTTGCTAAAACAATTTCTGAGTTTATGGCAGAATATAAGAAAATGCCAGAAGAAGACCGACCAAAGATTTTGTTTGTGGTCGATTCGCTTGGTATGCTATTAACACCAACAGAAATTAATCAATTTGATAAAGGTGACATGAAAGGTGATTTGGGTCGTAAGGCTAAGTCGTTGACGTCACTTGTTCGTAATTGTGTTAATATGTTTGGATCGCATAACGTAGGGATGGTTGCAACAAACCACACGTACGCATCGCAAGATATGTTTGATCCAGATGATAAGATTTCAGGTGGTCAAGGCTTTGTTTACGCATCGAGCATTGTAGTCGCAATGAAGAAGATGAAACTCAAAGAAGACGAGGCAGGTAATAAAATTTCAGATGTTCGAGGCATTCGAGCAGGTTGTAAAGTTATGAAAACTCGTTATGCGAAACCGTTTGAAGGCGTCCAATTAAAGATTCCTTATTCAACAGGGATGGATCCATACAGCGGTCTAGTTGACATGTTCGAAAAATCAGGGATACTAGTTAAAGATGGAAACAGTCTAGGATTCACTGATGCAGAAGGTGAATATCACAAAGCATTCCGTAAAGGTTGGACTGGCGACAAGCTGGAGATGATTATGGAATACGTGACTGCAAAGGATCTGCTTAAAGACAACAATGCAACGTTGGGTCCTGATGTAGAAGACATTCTTGAAGAAGAAGCCAACTTAGAAGATTGATAACTAACAAGGAGCCTAATTTTAGGCTCCATTATTTAACCGAGGTAATTATGACAGCAGAATTCTTTTTTGAAATGTGGAGCATCGTTTCATCATATATCCCACCAAAAGAGCGTATGGATGCAGCCCGTCAAGTGGTTACGTTGTATGACGAGTTTAACGAAATTGAAGATTTGAATAACATTGAAGGATCGGACAAGTATTTGGACAGAGCCATTAACGAAAAGTTACATGACGAAGAATACTAAAGGGTAAATCAAATGAATTGGTTTCGAATAGTTACGGATGACCTAACTCGGATTGGCGACTGTATAGAATTCTATGAAAGGGAATTAACATTTGCCCAAGCCGAAGTCGCCTTAAAAGGTTCTATCGAAAAGCAATCAGCAATGATCCCTGGAGTCGTGGAACATCGCTTTGCTCAACTCCAAACCATTGAGGGTATATTAGAATCATTGAATATTGACCTTCGTAAGCTAAGAAGTGAAAAGTTCAAAAAGCTGCTTGAGCATTATGCTCGAGCATTAAGTAGCAGAGATGCTCAGCAGTATATTGATTGTGACGATGAGGTCGTAACGTTGACGAAAATAATTAACGAATTCGCACTTGTCAGAAATCGATATATTGGAATCATCAAAGGACTGGAAACGAAACAATTCCAGATCAATAATATTGTGAAACTCCGCGCAGCCGGATTAGAAGACGCAACTATATAAGAGACTAAAATTATGTCAGGATTAATTCCTTTTGTTATCGAGCGTACAGCTAACGGTGAACGCTCAATGGATTTGTTCAGCCGTTTATTGAAAGATCGAATCATTATGTTAAACGGACAATTCGAAGATGGTATGTCAAGCGCGATTTGTGCCCAGCTGCTATTCTTGGAGCAAAATGATCCGAAGCGAGATATTCAATTGTATATCAACTCCCCAGGTGGTGTAGTAACTTCGGGTATGGCTATTTACGACACGATGCAATTCATCAAGCCGGACGTTAGCACTATCGTAATGGGTCAAGCATGCAGTATGGGCAGTCTTATTGCACAATCCGGTGCGAAAGGCAAACGATTCATTTTACCGAATGCACGTCACATGATTCACCAACCCAGCGGTGGTGCTGGCGGACAAGCTACCGATATGAAAATTCAAGTTGAAGAAATCTTGAAGATGAAAGATACGCTAACCCGAATTTATAAAGAACACAATACTGGTGGCAAAACATTAAAGCAGTTGTCAGCTGATATGGAACGGGATTATTTTATGAGCGCGGATGAAGCAGTTAAATATGGTCTTGCTGATAAAGTCATGACTAGCCGATGAAAGGCTTTTGGAACGCAACGTATGGCGGAAAATTAATCCTAAGCGAAAAAGAAAAGCGAGAACGTCATATGAAATATAAGAATCAAGATCCCAATAGGCCTGCTGATGACATTGACACTGGAGATCAATTTTGGTATGACACCAACGGCAAACCGCATCGCGATGATGACTTGCCTGCAATTATATGGGGTGATGGTGAACAAGAGTGGTATTACCATGGCAAACAACATAGAGAAACAGGACCAGCTGTCACGTTTTTAGATACAAACGAATTTTGGATTAATGGCGAATATATCCATTCATTCGATGAATGGTTATCGATGTTAACGTGCAGTGACGAGAAAAAAGCTGAACTTATAATGTTATGGGCTAATTCTAAAAAACGAATTAGCTTTATGGAACAAGCCGGCATCGCGATGTCACAAGAAATTAAAGATGCAGTTGATCGGGAAATATTAAAAACCTTGGGGGGGTAATTGAAGATGGAATATGGTAATTTATACACATACAATGTACGCAGTTTGGATCGTATAGTAGACGGTGACACCGTTGACGTAACGATTGATTTGGGATTTGACGTGATGATTAAACAACGTGTTCGTCTGTTCGGAATCGACACGCCGGAAAAGCGAACAAGCGATCCAATTGAAAAGGTATTCGGACTAGCAGCAACTCAATTTTTAACTGATATGCTCACAGACCCTAATCTTGAGTCGATGATTATTAAAACGTCATTAGATGATAAAGGTAAATTCGGTCGGGTGTTAGGAACGATTTGGACTTCAGTACTTGATGTTCAAACAAATGTAAATGAAGCAATGATTAGCAATCATCATGCTGCTCGATATCTCGGACAGAATAGAGAAGCCATTGAGGATATCCATTTAGCTAACCGAACAATTCTGCTCAACGAAGGCAAGGTAACACTGCCACCCGCATAATAGAATACAATGTAGCAGGATGAAAGTACTAAAGGTCAACTCAAAAGGTTGACCTTTTCTCGTTTCCATAGGATAGTGTCTATATTGAATAGGAAATCACGCAGGAAGCTGAATTATGAAATCATTTATGCAGAAGTACTTTGAAGTTGAAACTGTTGGTTCATCAAGCACACGTTATATCCCTAAAGCTGGTTACGTTGTAGTTTTGGGTGACACTCACATGGTTGACGTGATCGAGTCCAAACATTATGGTGATAATTGGGTTACATACAAAGGTATCAAGAACCATTCATCTTATTGTGTGTATGAAGAATTAGAAGAGTTGGAATCTGATATGGTCGCTTACAAAAAAGTGGGGAAATAATAATGAGTCTTGAATGGACAACGATAATCATAATAGCGCTAACCTCCACCAGCATTATGGGAATCGCGGGTGTTGTTCGATTGACGTTCTTAAATGAATGTCTACAAATCGAACTTGAAAAAGTCACAAGACAATAAGCTACTTGACGAGAGGAGATAGCGATGATTATCTTTAACGTATTGAAAGAAACTACGATATGGCCAAATCCGCAAACGTGCAATCATATATACTTGATAGACGTTAAGTCGGAACGGTTAGCAGCGTATCGAAATGTTATCAATGGAACCATCGTTACCTTCGAAAAGCCACTAAAGTTTGACAAACGAAAGAGAACTTTTGTAAAAGTTACTGACAAAGAATTGTTGCTAAAAGGTTGACCTTTTCCTGATTCCATGAGATAGTATCTATATTGAATAGGAAATCGCTCGGAGAGTTGAATTATGAAAATGTGTATCGAAACTCAGATCATGGAAAACTACGGCGCGCATGGATGGGATGGCGAAGGCGAATGTCCTCAGTATTGGAAAGCAAAAGGCGGCAACACTTATTACATCGAAGGCATCTATGGTGATGAATTGGACTTTGGTCCAGAAATCTTCGCTGAAAACGAACACAAGTTCGTGGAGAACACCGAGTATTTCAACGAGTACGTACTCGGTTGGAAGATGGTCGCAGATGATTATCTAACAGATTTTGAAATCTTTATAAAAGAGCACAAGGAGCAACGCGCATGAAAAATTTAAAAGTTGGTGATTATGTTGGACTGTATAACAGCGAAGGTGAAATGTTTGATCTTGTCCAATTAGACGAGTATTCATTTACTAAATCGTACCTAGAAGTTAAATCTACACGTTTCTCTTTGTCGACAGGCAAGAAATTGGCTGATATGCCTATTAATACATGGGATAACTATTACCCTCCACAACTTCGTCAGTCGTACGCTGCCAATCGCAAATATGTAAAGTATTCTGATGTCACTGCGTATATTAAGCCGTTTGATACGTCCAATTTCTATCAGCTTCCTGCTAAACTTGCATTGTCTCATATATATTCTGATATCTGCGATGTCCATAATATACACACGTGGGGTGATTTCAAACACGCAATCAATGCAATTGAAATCCCTGATGACGCTCCAGTTAACGGAGATGATGTTGTGCAATATTCAGTTACAGAATCTCTTGATAACTATGTATTTCGAACTTATATAGGCCCTAAAATTGAAGAACTCAAGCAACAGGAAGTGAACTCTTCATCTTTAGCTAAAATCGAAGAGCATGAGCAGGCAATTGCCAAACTTAAAGAAAAGATTCGAAATGATGCATAGATCGAACTAAATATTATTAATAGGAGAACGTGTTGTGGAAGTCTAATATATCAATTCTGAATACCACAAAGGTCAGCTCAAAAGGTTGACCTTTTTCTATTTCCATAGGATAGTATCTATATTG